GAGAACAATAGGTACGGCAAACGGTGTAACTTTGCGGTTATGTTCTACTAAGATTCCAATGCCGTGCTGCCAGTTGGCGCTGCCTGATGTAAGGTAACTAGCCTGCTTGACATCCATCATATGCCCGACTTCTAATCCGTATAGAGTATTAGTCTTGCCATAGAAGCCAGTAGTTTCATGTTGCAAACCAACTCTATGCGTGTGTCCACACACTACTGACTTACCTAAACGCTTGGCTAAATTCAAAGCGGTAGCCCCTGGTGCACGGTTAAGTGCGCCTTCATCTCCGTGTGCCATTACCCAGCCAGGTAATAGTTCATGCATCTTATGCAAGTAGTTAATTTTTAACTTGCTATAGCCTAACAGTTCTTCAATCTCTAAAGATTTGAGTGACATAAATGCAGGCGCATACTTGCGCATGTAAGTATCAATGCGGTCAGTATGATTACTTCGCTGAATGTAAAATGGCTTGTTACCCAGAGCCTTGCGGTAACGAGCCATAATGTCGTGCGTTAAATCAATACTATCTTGCAGCGTCTCAGCATATTCACCTGCCATACCCTTGTTCCAACGACTAGGTTCGGGTGCATCTAGTTCGTCTCCTACACACCAGAGTTCATCTGGTTTATAATCTTGAATAAACTCTAGCGTTGCATCTACAGTCTTGTTATGTTGATATGGTATCTGTAAATCACTGAGTACTACTACTCTTTTTGGATTCGCCATTTGAATTGGGTAAACCTTCCCACTGTCCACGTTGGACAAGCAACCCAATTATGGCATAGTTTGCAAGGTCAATCAGAGTATCTTCAATTGATTCGTAGTTCGGCGTGTCGCCAGTATCTACTAGGTTGTTAAGCCTAGCCAACTTGTCATACATACGTACACGTAGCCCATTCATAGCGCCACCTGGCGCTCCTGCTATGTTCATTGGACCATAATCTGCATGTTTTTTAAGCATAAGTGTATGTAAATGCAAGAATATTGCTTGCAAATCATCAGGGTTTTTCATTTAGTATCTCCTTAAGGTCTTGTTCAAAGGACTGCATTGACTCACGTACTGCAAACTCTTCCCATACTTCATCTGCTTTGCCCATACTAGAGGCTACAAATATAGCCGCTAGCATAATCAAACATTCTTTTGATTCTTCTGGGTCCTCATCTATGGTGTGGTATATATCCTCAAGCGCACCTACAATGTTAAGCAACTTCTTGTCGGATACTGGTATGCCAATACTGTACTCACTTGTTCTAGCATACTCCCAGAACTTACTGTCCAGGGGAAACGCATTCTTTGATTCGTCCGTCAAGCCATTCACTTCCCATCTTTATCATCATGCTGTTTACGTCTTCGCCGTCTGGCATAGAGATAATGTTTACGTTACTTAACTCTCTACTAATCTTCTTGCCAAACTCAAGACCCGCTGGGTCTCCGTCAGCAAGAATTATTACAACGTCAAAGTCATCTAGTATCTTAGCGTAATGTGGCTTCCAGTTGTTAGCACCTGGAATACCTATGGTTGGGTGTATAGTTTTAACTGACATCATAATGCAATCAAACTCACCTTCGGTGACGCAGATATATTTATCTGCTACAAAGCAAGCCTGTGTATTAAACATAGTGGTTTTAGCACCAACTAATCCCATGTACTTAGGGTCTTCACCCTTCATAGCACGGAATCTAATATCAACTACACCTGATGGTGTAATGTATGGGATAGCAAGGCGTCCTGTGTACGCCTCATGACCTGGAAGTGGGTCTTCTACCACTCCCAAGTGAAATGTGCTTGCCTCTTCTACCGAGAGTTGACGGCTTGATAGATACTCTTTTGCTAGTTCTATCTTTCCCGCGTATCTCTGTGTTGCCTGTAGTAAGAACTGACGCTGCGAAGTTGACAGCCTCACGGAAATCACCACCTTCTTTGTACATTATGAGGGAATATACGTCACCCTTTACGCCACAACCGTGGCATACAAATGCATTCTTGTCATAGTTAACTGCTGCTGATGCATGACTATCTAAATGAAAGCAGCATTTCATCTTACGCCAGCCGCTTCCGCGTGCTGGTATTTCTGCTCCTATGTAGTTGAGATACTCTTCAATGCTTGGCTTCTCCAAGTGCTCTCCTTAGTAAATCTACCCATACATGTGCAGGCATGGTGCAATACCAATCTCGACTATCAACTCTTCTGTCCACTCTGACAACTTCATTGTCGCGTGGTTTTTTATTTCAATTGTGACTCCAGGTATACCTGATATGTCACCTTTGTCTAGTGTAGCACCAGCCAAACGCCTATCAACATAAGGAAACCATTGCTTAAGATACTTAACTACATCACGTTCGGCTCCCGAACCTTTGGCTTTGGCTGCGCTACTCACACTGTCATCTCCATCTGTGTACTATCTCTGATTACATCTTCAAGATGCATCTTTGCTGGGTCAAACGATAGCGTAAGGTAAGTTGCTCCTGTCGGGTCAGCCTTACCATAACGATTTTTAACTGGGGCTACACACAAGTAAGAGTCTACTCCGTGTGTCATCTGACCTACTGTTAGCACCATTGCTGGAATCTGTGCAACCTTACCTTGTAGTGCTGAACGTGGCTGGCAAGGATAACCTTGCGCACCTTCTTGGGTATGGTGCAAGACTAATACTGCTGCGTTGGTATCACGTGCTAGATACTTTAACTCTTTCATAACTGCACGCATACCAGCAAACTCCTCATGTCCATCAATGGCTATGTCCATAAGGTTATCTACAACTATAAGTGTAGGGCTTCTGCCCCACATAGTTTCAAATGCGGATACTTCCTCATCTAAATCTTTGAGTGTAGGAGATGGCTCAAACGACCAGTACATACCAGAGAACTCACGTAAGTAATGTTCTGCTGTTTCTGGCTTGGTCTTAATCATATACTCAGCATCTTGCTGAGTTATCTTGGCTTTCATAGCAAGCAAACGCATTGCCATAGTATGTGCATTGGTATCAGCAGAGAAGTATAGTGTCGGTTGTTTAAGTCTTGCTGCGATATGCAATGCAATAGATGACTTACCTGCGCCTGGAGTACCTGCTATGACTGTAACTTCTGCTCTACGCAGGATGATACCTTCACGTTGGAAAGCCTGAAAAGGTGGAGGTAATGGTTCTCCCCCCACCTCTGGCTTACCGATACTTCGGCGGAGTGTTTTCATTTATGCCTTTGTTTGGTCGGCTGTGAATGTAGCAAACTCTGGTGTGTTTGCTTTAACATAAACTGTTGTGCACTTGGTTGGGTCGCCCTGCTTTGCTGGGCAGAAGTGTCCCTTGTATGGACCAAACTTACCTGTTAGTCCGTGGATACGTGTCATTGTACCGTGTGGGCACTGGCGTGCGCCTGCACCTGGAGATACAAATGCTGGTGGTCCTGATTGTGTTGGTGTTTCTGAGATGACTTGTGCACCTAGTTGTGTAGCAAGCATACCTACTACTGGATTAGGTGGCACTGCTGTGTTGACTGGTGCTGCACCACGTACTGCTGCTTCTAGTTCTACAGTTGCAGATGCAAGTGATGCGACTGTTAGTGCAACAGTCTGGTCTAGTTCTTCTGCGTTAGACGCACGAACTGTGATGAGTGAACCTGCTGGTGATTTAACGGTGATACTGATTGGTGCTTCTGTGTGCATGTTTCTCCTTGATAGTGGTTATTACTCCGCAGGAACGGCATACATGTTCTGTATCTGTTTCTACGTATTGGTAGAGGACAACATCCGTGCTCATGCAACTAGTGCATAGCATTTAGTTTATTTTTTCTACTAATGTTTTCTTTGTATCTCTGAACGCACGAACTTTCATTGCTAGTTCTATGCCCTTCCATCCTTGCTTGATGTCAACAAAATGTAATTCACATTTACCGCTGCCTGCTGGCAAGTGGACAATGATTCCTTTATCTTGATTGACACCACCCCAAGCGCCACGGGTTGCCGTAGCGGGGTCATACGGCAAGCCGTGTGCATACACCGCTAACTGCATGGCAATCTTATTAGGGTAGGAAATACTACCAGTCTTTAGGTCAGAGATAAACAACTCTCCCTTGTACTCAACAACACGGTCAGGTGTGCCAGCAATCTTGTACTTGTCTAGTACACAGAACTGTTCAATGAATACATTCTTGAAGTTCTTAGTTGCCTCTGCATATGCTTGTATGTCAGCAACATAATCTTCTGGTATAACACCGAGGTCTTCACCTCTGTCATACTTCTCTGTCAATGTATGTATGGCTGTACCTATAGTTGCTTGCTTAGTTGCACCTGCTGCTTCCATTGCATCTTCAACTAACTTGTCCATCTCTAACTTGTTATCTCTATTGGCTGATGCTGCTAGCAACAGGTCAGGGCGCAGTGTTAATCCTGCTGCTGCCATACGTAACTTCCATGCTACTAGTGCAGTGCCATCATCTAATGAACCTGCAACTGTAGTGGTACGTGTATACGGTACTGGCTTACCACCTTTAGGTGGAACAACCATAGGTCGTCCGTATCTATCTCTGGGTACTTCTACTTCCGACATACTTCTCCTTTGATTAAGTAACCAGTGGGGGTAGGACAAGGAGAGAGCCAAAACCTACCGCCCACTGATTGTCCCCATCATAGCATAGGTGACGGCTATGCATTGATGTCTAGCCCACAATGTGGGCAAGATTTTTCTCGCTTCTTATATGGTTCTACTTTAACGTCATCTTTAAAGTTCTGGTGTACATATACTTTACACCTGTTACGTGTTGTATATGTACGTACTATAGCACCAGACAAGTGCAGCACTGACAACACGCCACTTGCTGTGCCGTGATGCCAACCTGTTTCCTGTGCTAACTCTTTCCAAGTTAGCCCTAGTTTACCCATATGTTTTAACAGGTGTAACGCTTTTTGTTGGTTGTTTAATTCCCGACCAGAATGTATGTTGTCTAATGCACGCTGCTCAGATGTGTCAGTACCTGACCAGCCAGCAGTACCGTTGTAAGGTACATATGGTGAACTCATTATATGTTCACTACTTCAAGCGGCAATGACCATGTATCTGACCAACCATTTACTTTACGCTTGAGAAAAATCTTTCCATCTGTTTGTATTTCAACTAAAAAATACTCACCACCATCTTGAAAGATTTGTATGACATCAACTGGGAACTGCATTACTCTTCCTCTACGTCAGTTACTTCAATGCTATCTACATCTATACTTCCATCAGAACCAATGCTTACATTGATGTCGTCTTCAATGCAGTTGCTTGCATCATCTTCGTCTTCGGCTGAGTATCCTGTAACGTAAGCAGTAATTGTAACAGTTGCTTTATACTCTGCTCTGATGAGGTCGCATCCAATTGCTTTGAGTAACTCGTTGACTTCACTACGAGTAATTGTTGCTTCTCCACTATCCCATTCAAGTTCACTGAAGAAGTCACGTACTTGATATTTAACGTCTCTGATTTTGTCACTAAGTTCAACAGATTTTTCTGCACTTTTAACTCCGTTGCCTATGATTGTAGTTAGTTCTGAATCGGTATAGGTAACTGTATCACCCATTGAGTTTACTAATTGAATTGTGTTCATGTTTCCCTCTCGTTGTTTGTGTGTGCGTCCCGTGTTCGCAGATGGCGGGACCACCCATCTTAGAAGGCTAAGGAAAGCCTTGCGCATTGACATAAACTACCTGCATCTCAGAGAAGATTGGTGTAACACCTGCATCTCTTTACGCTGGTTCACTATGCCAAGATTAAATCAAGGGCTTTATCCTTGATGCGGTCATTGCGTCCACTGATGGTGGCGATTGCACGGCGGTCAGAGCCACCAGAAGCGTAATGGTCAGCGTGTTCAATGACTGCTTGCCATGCACCAAAGGCTGTGCCTCTGATGTTTTCCTGTGTAGGTGACTCACTGTAGATAGACCACGCTGAGTCACGTCCATTAAGTGCAATGGTACGTTGACGGCGCTGCCCTTGTGATAGCAAATGCTCAGGCGCATTCTCAATCTCTGATGGCAATGCCCATACAGATTTGAAGATGTTCTTAACAGTACGGTCATCCATCTTGCGCTGCAACATGTTGCCTGCAATTGTTTCATACTGTTGGATAGAATCATAAGTTAACTGCGTGATGTTGCGGATGTCATTGACCGACAACTCAGAGTTAGTAGTGTGCTTCATAACATAAGTGTAATCATTCTTATGCTTACCCTTAATGATGCGGTTAATTTGATTAGCACAGAACAAACGCTCAATGATTGGGCGAATACGTACTGCAC